TCAATTTCATCGAAAAATACAACCTATATTTCTGCAACTCAAAACGTATTAATAGATGGCGGACAATATATATTTCTAGGAACTGATAATGGGCAGATACCTACAGAACCTGCATTATTAGGAGGTAAAACTATAACTTTACTTAATGATTTACTATTAAGTCTAAAATCACTTTCTTCTTCTTTAGGAAACGCTGTTGATAGCAATAATAAACCTTTATTATCAATCTCAGTACCCTCAACATCATTAGAAGGAACTTTAGATAATATAATAAAAAAACTTGAAACTTTAAAATCATCTAAAGTATATATATCATAATGGCTACAGATTCTAATTCATTTAATATTCCTAATAATTTATCTGAATCAAATTCATTTAATATTCCTGGGGCCGGTGGGAATTCTGGTGAATCTAATTCAATAAGTGTAGTAAAACCAAAGAAAAAAATTGGAGGTTTAATTCAAAGTGGATTAAAACGAGTAGGTAAAACTTTAAATAATGCTAATAAGATAATAGCTGCTACTCAAGCTGGTATTGAACGGAAAGGATATATAATTGTAGAAAGAATATCTACTGATAAGTTATTAGAAGGATTAGATATTGAGGAGGAAAAAGTTCGAAAATATCATCAAGATCGTTTAGATAAAAATGAAATTGGCAGTATTGAATTTGAGGAAATCAATAAACAATTAGATGAAATATACTTTAAAAAGAGAGAAATATTAAATAAAAAACTTGAAAATTTAGATAAAGAAGAAGAATTATTAAGTAAACAATATGACACTCTTTTAAAAAAGTCATATAATGATGCTTTTGGAAGAAGGTTAAAACAACGCCAAGTTGAAAAATCATCAAATCAAGATAAAGCAAATCGTCCAAAACCTAAAGATATAGTAGGGGTTATATGTTTAGCTGCTAATGTTGTTATGGCTAATGTAGCTATAGGAAATAAAAAAATTGAAGGATTAGTAGATGATGTTAATGAAATAATATCAAATGCAAATACTAAGCAAGATATAGAACGAGCTATATTATTTAGAGACAGTGCCATAAGAGTTATATCATTTAATAGAAAACGCTTAGAAACACTTCAAAAAATAATTAAAGTTTTAAATTTATTAGCTCCATTAGTAGCTCCTATAGTACAACTTTTAAAATCAAACCCCATACCAGCTGCAGTCCCTCCGGGAGTTGGAGTACCTATAGGAACAATTACTACTTTAGATGAAAAAAGACAAAAGCTTCAAGATATTATAGATTCATCATTAGCGATAGTATCTGTAGCTGAAACTTTAATTCAAAAATTAATAGATGATTTAGATTTTCAAGAAAGTAGATTAAATCAAATTAATAATTTATTAGATCAAAATTTAAACAATTTATCTCCTCAAGACTTAAGAAGTTTATTATATGTTTCCGGTTTAGGATATTTGAAGGGATACGATTATAAAGGATTTAGATTTTTTATAAAAGAAGAAACTAATGCAAAAATCCAGTATGTGATTAAAGGAAATAAACGCCGATATGCCGTAGCAGTAAACAAAGATGGAAATGAAATATTACAAAGTTCATTCTCATTTACTCTTGAACCTGATGTGTTAGTTGAAGAATTAAAATTAAAAATAGACCAAAAGGGTCTCGTAGCTTAATATTTATAATCATGAAAGTAGACGTATTTAAAAAACTTATTAAAGAAGCTGTTCGTGAGGTTCTAAGAGAAGAACTATCACAAGCTCAATCATCTCAAATACAAGAAAACAGAACTGTAAGCTTTACATCACAAGATGTTGATATGGTGGCATATAGACAAAATTTAGCTAAATCTATGGGTCTTACTCCTCCTAATCAATCACTTCAGTATACTCCAAATATCCCAAAATCAACAGGTAACCCATATTTAGATATAATAGCTGAAACCGCGGCTACTACATCTCCAATGGAGTTAGCTCAGATGGGAAGACATTACGATTAATTATGCCTGTACCTCAAATAATAAGGATAGATCCTAGAGATCTAAATAAAAATAGAGCAATAGGAGTAGCTCTTCCTTTTAATGGAGGTGGTGTGTTTAAAAGTACTTTTTCAACAAAAGATCAAATTAAATCAAATCTAATTAATCTTTTACTAACATATAAAGGAGAAAGAATTTTAAATCCTGAATTTGGTGCAGATTTACCTAGAATATTATTTGAACCGATAAATGAGAATACTTCTCAAAAGATTCAAGATCAAATAATCTCATCAACCCAATTATATATTCCTGAAATTACATTAACTAATATTGAAATTAATCCAGATACTGATAAAAATACAATATATGTTGCTATATCATATATAATTAATATTTCAGGAACACAAGACCAAATTATTATAGATTTCTCTACATTGCAATGATAAACGAAGATAAAAATATCAAATACATAAATAAATCATTCAGTGATTTTAAAGCATCTTTACAAGAATTTGCTAAAGTGTATTTTCCGGATACCTATAATGACTTTTCAGAAGCATCTCCTGGAAATATGTTTATTGAAATGGCATCTTATGTAGGAGATGTGTCTTCATTTTATATAGATGCTCAAATACAAGAAACATTTCTTAACACAGCTAAAGAAAGAGAAAGTTTATATAACTTAGCTTATTCATTTGGGTATAAACCAAAATCATCATACGCATCCACTACTACTGTTGACATATATCAATTAATTCCAACATTAAGTAATGAACCTGATCTTACATACTCATTACTAATTCCAGCTAATACAACAGTCACAAGTAATACAGATTTTCAAAAATTTATTACTATTGAAGATGCTGATTTTTCATTAACTTCATCTGTTGATTTAAGTTATTATAATGCTGATTATTTTTTAGCTAAAATAACAGTCCCAGTAATTTCAGCAGAAATAAAAACATATACTGCTAATATATCAACTCCAACTAAATTTAATTCATTTACTATAAATGATAGCAATATACTACAAATTTTAGAAGTTACAGGAAGTGATGGGAATAGATGGTATGAAGTTCCTTATCTTGCTCAAGAAACCATATTTAAACCAACTAATAATCCAAATTCAGGTAGTGATAATATTAATTATTTATTAGAATTACAACGGGTTCCTAGAAGATTTGTTACTCGTTTAAGATCTACAGGATCTATTGAATTACAATTTGGTGCTGGAGTTTCTACCCAATTAGATACCCAAATTATACCAACTCCAGACAATATCAATTTAGGTTTAATATCTAGTGTATCTAATACAATAAATGATTACAATAAGGCTTCTATATATTATACAAAAAATTATGGGTTAGCACCATCTTCTGATCTTTATGTAAAATATTTAGTAGGTGGAGGGATATCATCAAATGTTCCTGCTAATTCATTAAACAAAATAGATACAAGTAATGCAGATAATTGGTGGAAATATAGTCCTTCAAATTCTGCACTTAAATCATTAATTATAGATAATCTATTAATTAATAATCCATCTCCTTCTACTGGAGGTCGTGATGGGGATACTATTGAAGAAATTCGTTTAAACACCTTAAATTCATATACTTCTCAAAATAGAGCAGTAACTAAAGAAGATTATATTGTTAGAACATTAAGTTTACCTTCAAAATATGGTAGTATAGCTAAAGCTTATATAACTCAAGAAACATTCAATTCAACAGGAAATTTATTAAGTGATAATCCACTAAGTTTAGATCTATATGTTTTAGGATATGATTCAAATAAAAAATTAGTTAATGCTAATTCAACTTTAAAATCAAATTTAAAAACATATCTTAATGAATATAGAATGATTACTGATGCTATTAATATTAAGAATGCGTTTTATATTAACATAGGTATTGATTTTGAAATTAATGCTGATCCAAGCTATAACAATAAAGAATTATTAGTTAGTTGCATATCTGCAATAAAAACATACTTCAACATAGACTCATGGCAAATAAATCAGCCTATTATTATATCGGAGATTAATGCTATTCTCTTAAAAATACCGGGTGTACGTTCAGTATCTAAAATTGAAATTACTAATAAACAAGGAGGAGATTATTCTCCGTATGGGTACGATATTCAATCAGCTATTAGAAATGGAATTTTATATCCATCAATAGATCCTAGTATATTTGAACTCCGTTTTCCTGACAATGATATAAATGGTAGAATAATTACTTTTTAAAAATGGCTGTATACAAAATATTTGCAGATAAAGATGCTTCTATTAACTCTTATTTTCCTTTAATTAATACTGGAAAGGATGAAATACTAGATTTAAGTTTATATAAATCTATAGAAGGTACAGGAGAGGTATCTAGGATGTTAGTTAATTTCCCGTATTCTGATATCAATTCGATAGTCAATACTAAAATAATTAGCAAACCTTATAAAGCATATATAAAATTATATAATGCTGCTTCTAATGAAGTTCCTGCTAACTATACTATTTACTGCTATCCCTTAACTAGTTCATGGACTATGGGAACCGGGAGAAGTGCGGATATACCTAATCCAAAAAATGGAGTAAGTTGGACATTTAAAGATTATTTCCAAAGTGAATTATTCACTGCATCTGGTAGTAATGTTACTTCATCATACTCTACTAACATTGGAGGAGGTGGTTGGTCTACTGTTGCTAATTATGCTGCATCTCAATCTTTTGGTCCTTTATCTAATAAAGATATTGAATTAGATGTAACTAATTATATTATAGTATCATTATTTAATTCATCTTTATATAACGGATTTATAATAAAACATAGTGATTTCTTAGAATTTAAAACAGGTTCATTATTTGAAACTAAATATTTCTCTGTTGATACTCATACAATTTATCCTCCATGTCTGGAAATTAGATGGGATGATTCAGGTTATGTTGGTACTTCTAATTTATCTATTGTATCTTCATTAGATAATAAAGTAATTAGTTTATCTAATAATAAAGGAGAATTTAAAGATGATGAAATCCACCGTTTTAGGGTTAATATAAGAGATAAATATCCTACTAGGACATTCCAAACTTCTTCAGTATACTTAAATAATAATATATTTCCAATATCTTCATCGGTATATGCTATTAAGGATATTAAAACAGACGAATTCGTAATAGATTTTGATTCAAACTACACCAAACTATCTGCCGATTCAACAGGTAATTATTTTGACTTGTATTTAAATGGGTTACAACCTGAACGATATTATAAAGTTTTAATAAAATCTACTATAGGAAATAATTCTGTAGTTTATGAAGATAATAATTATTTTAAAGTTATAAAATAATGACTCAAATATTATTTAATAAAAGTGTATTTTCTAAAGATGACTTTAATAAAGTCATTGATACTAGATTTAAACAACTTGTTGGGGTTCAACCATCTCAAGATAATATGACTTTAGATGATTTTTTCCAAATGTATGAAGATTTATTTTTTGAAATACCTAAAGAGGGAGATATACAATCTCATAGATATATATTAAATAGAACCGCTGATTATTTAGGGGTTAAAATAAGTGAAGAAAACGATATTCAAGCATTATTAGATGAAATTACTTCATTAAGAGGTGAATTACTAGATGCTAATAAAACATTATTAGATTTGACTAAGAAGTAATGGCAGATAATATTAAAATTATAGGTAATATAAGTGATACTCAACGTGTATCTAGAATAGACGTAAATGATCAAAACATATTAAATCCTCAAAATATAACTCAAACTTTTG